CTAATCAACTTCAGGATGAACGTACTCGGCTGATTACCATCACTGATGTGTTTGACACCAAAGGTGACAAGATCACACGAGAAGAATTGACACAATACAAGGACGCTGTAGATCGTCTTGAATCTGTACAGAATGCTGTCAGTTCCACTCAAGTAGGGTTGGCTGAACGGCGTGCCGCATTGCTGGCAACCAGTCGTATTGCCAATGCTTCCAACGGGATGCTGGACTTGTCTCGTGGCATCACTTCCCGCCCATTGTGGGAAGACGACAAAGAAAAGTTTGGGTTTCACAACCAGCAGGAATACTTGGGGGCAGTCATCAATGCCTACAAGAATAAGAGTAACCCTGATGTCATTGATGTTCGCTTAAAAGCAAGTGTGATGAACGCCATTGGCTCTGATGAATTCAGTAAGGCCAATTGGGAATCCGCAGGGATGACTGTTCCACGGGGGTTCATCAACACCATCATGCAGTTGGAACCTGAAGCTGATCTATTGACTGGTGGTGCCACTCGAATCCCAATGTCAGCACCCATCGTAGATATTCCTGCTCGTGTGGACAAAGACCATCGCACATCGGTGACTGGTGGGTTCCGTATTTACCGTGGCAAAGAAACGACAGCACCAACACTGTCAACTTCAGCCATGGAAATGATTTCCCTCAAAGCACACGAGTTGAATGGTGCTGCTGCTGCAACCAACCAGTTGATGGCTGACAGTCCAATCTCCATCGCCGCTTTGATTGACAATGGGCTTCGACAGGAAGCACGATCATACCGTATGGAAGAATTCCTATACGGCAATGGTATCGGTCGTCCTTTGGGATGCCTACACGCCAACAACTTGTCCCGTCTTCAAGTTCTACGAGAAAATGGCCAGTCCACTTCTCAAATTATAACGGGCCTAAATGTACTCAAAATGCGGCAACGTGTTTGGGGTTACAGCAACGCTGTATGGGTGGCATCCCTTGACTTGTACCCAAACATTGTGCAGCTATGTTTGGAATCGCCAAACAACGCTGGCATTGTTAAACTGTTTCATGCAGCAGATGGTGCAGACAACTATGATACCCTTCTGGGTCGTCCCATCATCTGGACAGAGTACATGGATGGTATCGCCAGCGGTGACGGGAATGTCATCAGTGAATGGAATGACAATTTCTTTGCTTGTGTCAATCCTTCGCAGATCCTCTTTGGTGAACGTGGGACAGGCACTTTAAGCCGATCTATCCATGTCCGATTCCTCGAACGTGAAGAAGTGTTCTTGTTCACATCGTTCGATGATGCCCGACCATGGTGGACTTCAGTAATGACACCAAACCGTGGATCTCTGACAATGTCACCATTTGTAGTGTTGTCAACAACTACTGCATAATGAACCCCGACTACTCTGTCCGCTTTCAGAGTAGTCACCAAGGTGGGAGGTTACCTAACGGGCCTCCCACCTTTCTTACACTTCCAACTACCATTCAATAAAGGTTTTATAAATGGCTACTCAAAAGTTCACCACTCTGTCATCCGAATTGTTTGTAAAGGCACTGGGAACAGTGACCCTCACAACAATTGCCAATGCCCATGTAATTTCAGTCCCATTTGATCGTGCCATGCTGGTGTGTACCAACGCAGACTTGTCTGCTGCCATGACTGTGACTGTCACTGGCAATACTTTGGCCAACGGTTCCGGCACTCATACAGTCATAAAGACTGTGGTATTCAGTGCTGCGTTGGCCAACATGGAAATGTCTGTGGAAGTAGATTCCTCAGAGGTTTCTTATGCCGAAGATGTCGCTGGTGGATTTGGCACGTTCCTCAGCGTATGTTTCCGTGTTACAGGTTCAGGAAGCAATCCTGTGGACTTGGCAGTAGTAGTTGATGGGCTACGACAGTATAAAAATCTGACTCCCACTGGGACAGGTGTGCTGACATAACCAAGGTTTCTTGTTCACCTCTCCAGCGTCCACCGCTACCAACACTGCGATGTGAAACAACAACCTACATCAACAATGGATGCCTCTTGTGGGCAAGCAGCCGCAGTATAGTCTCGGGGGTGATTATACTGCGGTTTGTTTACACATCCCTCACACAGACCAATACTATGCCTGCCATAATCGACTGGTCCAGTGAATCCGATATCACGACCATCGTAACAGACACATTTCTATCTGCGATCAAACGCAACATTGGCTTTGATCCTGATACACCCACGGCTTCACTTCCTGTAGACCTTACAGACTTAATGCACGAGTGCATCCAAATTTGTGAACGTGAGCAATGGAGATTCATTCTTACCAAGTCAGTCACATTACTGCTCCCATATGAAGCATTCCTGACTGCCGACCGTTTGATGTTCCTGCCCTTCGGCAGCGTGTCCGCACTAACCACATTCAACTTCACAGACAACGACGGCAACACACAATCAGTATCATCAGCCGACTACACCCTCTATGAAGGGGAACCAGCCAAGCTATGGTGCAGTGATTGGACTCAATTATTTGACAACATTGATGATGAGCAACCATACCCAATCACCATTGAGTACACCACTGGCTACGCCTCATTTACAGCAGTACCCAAGACCACCATTCGTGCGTTGAAAATACTGGCGTACCACTTGTTTGAATACCGTGATGCCATATCCGATGGCTCAGTATCAGAACTCCCACAAGGCTATTGCCATCTGCGTGACCTCCAACTTCTCAATGACAAAAGAGCCATCAGGTACATTGCTGAGGATTGGCTGAAAGTGAGTCGTGGATGAACAAGTACAACCGTAGATCACGCCCCAATCTAAGGCATGTCTGTGAGTTCTGGACACCATCTGATGTAGCCACAAGCAGTGGGGAACTCACACAGGAGTTCACCCTGTCTTACAGAGGGCCGTTCTCCATGGAGACACCCCTAAAACCATCAGAGATTACTGCTGAAGGCAGAGTCCAAACACAACAACAATTCATTCTGATTGGGCAATGGTGCAAGCCAGCCAGTCAAATAACTGAAGGAATGTTTTGTGTGATCCCATCTCTCCAAAAAGTATTCTCCATTAAAGGCCCAGCCACCGACAATTGGGGTGACCGCAAGAAGTTGTGGATCTATATTATGGAGAACGTATCACAACCCATCAGCGTACAATTGTTGCCGTCCTTAATCTAATTACTTCCAGAAACCATCATGCCCATAGTTGGCTTTTCAATCTCATTGGATCTACCGGAAGAAGTCAAAGCAGGCTTCCCATCCATTGTAGATAAGATACGCAGACACATAGTTAGGCAAGCCATTCGTAGTGCATTGGTGACTCCCAAGAATGTACTTAAAGCCAAGTTGATGAGTCTCCGAGGCACATCCAAGCAATCGTCTGGTGCCACATTCAGAGCCATTATCACCAAGTATAGAAACTCAAAGAACAACCCCAACAGATTTTACGGAATGGTGGGGGTAGACCGTAGAGCGTTTGAAACCATACTCAACGAAAAGTCTCCTAAATTCAAAACCGCTCCATACAGACAGATCAATTGGGGGACAGTAGCCAGACATGCCGCTGATGGTAGCCCAGTATTCTCCAGACGTAACCAACGCCGAGAAGTACGATCCACATACCGACGTAAACTAAATGCACCAAAGAAACGTATCCCAGCATACTACCTTCATCTGTGGGAACGTGGGTACAATGCCATGGACAAGGGGCCAGTACAATCACACAGATCCCGCAGATTTGCTGGTCACCATTTCATAGAACAAACTTACGCTGAAACCAAAGACTCAATACGTGCCACCTTTCAAAATCGTGTTGTTGAGTTGATTAGGAAAGCCGCCAAGTAATGAGTAGCCCTTACCCATTAGATGTTGGGATTCAAACTTTACTGGTTAGTGCCATGGGAGCAATCCCTGTGTATAAGTCCGACTTTGTTCCTTCGCTGGATCTAAAGTCCACTCCCAATGGATATGTTTTTTTTAGCATAGGAGACCTAACACCCAGCCATTGCTCAGAAGGGTTAGCCGGTTCAGCCGACAAAGAAACAGTAGGGTTTGAACTTGACGTGATATGTGTCGCACATGACAATGCACAACGGAAAACATTGGTAACATCTGTCATGGCAGTGTTACAACCGTTGGTGTCAGGACGCAGAACACAACTAACCAGTCACCTCATCAGCAGTACAGTGTTCATAAACTACTTGAGGTTTGAATCTCAACGAGAAACATCCATGCTCAAAGAAGGACAGTCCACCCCCGACTTAACCATGCTGGCACTAACCTTTACTGGTAAGGCCACCTGCTAACCCGTCTCATCAATTACTACCAAAGGAATAACCATGTCAGATCGTGACTCATCAAGAATTAAAGTTAGGTTCTTTGCACAAACTACCGTCCCAACTGGCACCAGTCCCATCCCTGATGCAGTAGATGCCACCAGCAACGTCTACGCATGTGTCACCGATGGGCCATCATACTCAGGATTCACGCGAGGTGATGTTGAGACCACTTGTTCCACTACAACATTGGACGCATGGGGCAACCTGATCCGAAGTTTCCGATCCGGTAAAATCGTAGACATGGGCACCATTTCATTCACTGTAGATTGGGACCCTGATGATACTTGGGGTGGTCGTGAATTTGCAGCGTTCATGGATGGACGTACTGGTGACCTTATTGTTGAATTCCCCGCAACCACAGGGGAAACTGTTGGCCCAACATTGGTGATCACCGGCTACTGCAACAAGTTCACACCCAAAGGTACAGTTTTGTCCGATGGTAACGACGCACGATCATTGGCTGAATTGGTATATAAGATCAATGCCATTGACGTAACAGCACCAGTCTAAAGTTGGCCCATACTCACTACAGTGAGGAAGTCGGTGAAATCCCGACATTTATTACTCTCAGAACCATTCAAGGAACCCCCACATGTTGTTAAAGCCCCTCAAACGTGTCTCAGTCCCAGACGCTGACACATTTGAAATGATTGAGCCATCAGCAGGAACCGCCACTGCATTCATTGGCAAGCTAAAAGAGTTCCCACAAATTGATGAAGGACATGTATCTGGTACTTACTTTTCAGGTCTTCGTATCCTGATTTGTCTGTATGAAAACGGAAAGCCATATCTTTCACAACTTGTCAACAGTTTTCATGCTGCTGATCCAGAGACATGGCCACTCAAGGTACAGGAATCAGTAAGTGTCAGACAGACATTGGAAGACTTGGATGTCGTGTACCTAGCCAGAGTGGTTGACGGGTTCCTTGATGCTTTAGCCGTCAATCAAATGGAAACTCTCAATACTATAATTCGCACAGAGTTGTGGGTGGACACAACAAAAAACTAATTACTCCCGACGATCTACATTGGTTTGTCCTTTTCTTATGTAGTCGTTGGGGGAAAACAATATCAGAAATAGAATCCATGCCACTATCAGAACTACTTGAACATAAGCAGTTCTGGATGAATTACAAGTGGGGCATGACAGACGATCTGTTGTCCATGACAATCTCACACGAGATGAAACGGCACAGCAGTAAAACTTCTGTAGAACCATGGATGGTTAAAGATTGGACAACCCAAAGGGACTACACCTACCGTATCACACAACTCATAGTAAAACCCGCTTCTGCACTCAGGAGTGGGTTTTTTGCCATCTATGATGCCATCCGTGCTATGAACAAAAAGAAGTAGGAATACACCGTGCCAGAGTCAACCAGCATCGCAGACCTTGTCATCAAGTTGGGCATTGATGCTTCAGGTGTACAAAGTGGACTCCAATCCGCTGCTGCTGCTACACGGGCTTTCAAAGACAAAAGTGGGTTTGACCCTGCTAAAGCAGAAATGGATGCTGCTGCTTTCCGCATTGCATTTTTCAAAAAAAATAATGAGGAAAAAAAAGCAGCAGAGCAAGAAGCATCTTATGCTCGCACAAGACTTTTAGTACAAGAACAATTAACTTTTGAAAGAGACCAAGCTGCCAAAGTATTGGCATCACGTCGTGGGATTGCAGCA